ATGTCGAGAACGATGTTCCGGTGGCAGGTGATGATATCGTGGGATTGGGCCATAAGACTGATATCACCAGACAGGCGGCGATAATTCTCTCTTCGGTGAACGAAGTTTCTCCGTCCATCATCATGTATCAGGGTATTAATGATTTTACCTTGACCGGGAAAGATGTCATTTCTTTTGATTTTGACAGGTCTACCGGCAAGGCCCGGATGAAGGTGTACGGAGATACGTACATTGGTGACAAGGACCGGACCACTTACATGGAATACACTCAGGATAAAGGTGTTGATATCAAGGGTATGTTCCATATCGAGCAGGGTTCCACCGGATGGAAGAATATGGAAGGCTTGCCGGATGAGATACAGGCGGCGGCTGATCTTGCCCAAGAGGCTAAGGATGCGATAGACAATGCGGCTGTCGGAAGTGTCAATCTGTTGCGTAATTCCGGGTTTACCGGAGATTATGAAACAGAGGACCTGTCTGCCGCTACCGAGCTATCGGCGGATACCGAACTTTTTAGCAAGCAACTGGAATATTGGACGGGTGTGGCTACCGTATCTGCGGACAGTGATGCCGGCTCCGGGTACTCTGCTGCAATCGGTAGTTTGTCCCAGTCCGTATCATTGATTAAAGGAGAAAGTTATGTTATCAGTTATAAAGCAAAGGGTACGTCTGTGTCTGTTTCGTGCGGTTCTTTTAGTGTTTCTCAGCCTCTCACATCCTCTTATCAGAGATATACCCATAAGATCACCTTCAATGGCAGTGGTATATTTCTTGTCAGTGGTACCGCAACCGTTTGTGACCTTCAGTTAGAGCGTGGAACCATCGCTACTGACTGGAAGCCTTCAATTCTTGACAATGACAAGGCAACAGCCGGTTTCCAGTCAATCAATTATATCGCCAGTGCGATCAAGGATGGATCTGTGGATATTCTTGGTGGTCTGATATTGGCCAATATGATCCAACTGGGTAATTACAAGAATGGCAAGTTACAGAAGGTCACAGCCGGAGTTAGCGGCATATACAATGACGATGATGATGTGGCGTTTTGGGCAGGAGGAAAACTTGAACAGGCAATTCTGACCGTAATGAGGTTCCGTAATGATCCTGATTACCGGCCTACGGATGAAGAATGGGCGAACATGGCGAACTTCGTTGCCACTCATGGCGGTGATGTGTTCTTAAGAGGATATATCTATGCTTTGGGCGGATATTTCCGGGGGGAAGTCAATGCGGAAAGCGGAATCTTTAAAAATGTAAAGTCACCTAACGGAAATTTTAAGATTGATAAGGAAGGCAATATCTGGATAAAAGGAGAGGGAGAGTTTAGTGGTACTGTCAATGTCATATCATCCAATGGTTACAAGATCGTAATATCCCCTGAGGATGAGTATTCCGTACCGTCTATCAGAATGTATGATTATAATGAAGAAGAACTGTTCAGTATCTCCCTACAGTACGGGCTTGGAGGG